AGCAACAGTTGATTCTATGATAAAACGAATGGGACTTGATAGAGTACAAATGATGCACGACAACGACCCAAAGGCTTTTGATAAAGCTATAAAGTATAAGAGTAAACCCGGTCATAGATTCAGCGAAGACGAAACAATGAGCAGTGAAATGGCAACACTTAGAAGCATTGTAGATAATAAACAAGCAGAAAAAGTGCATGGCATGATGGTTGACATGTTTACTGCAAGTGCAATGGTACAAGTATACGACAAAGTAAATGATGAAAACCAAGCAAAAATGAGAGAAATGCTTAAGACTCCAAAAGGTTTTCAACGAATGGCTGATTTTGCACTAAGCAAAATATCATAGAAGGAGAGGGCTATGTATATCACAGAAGCAATGATATCAAGCATGGAAGACATGCAAAAAAACGCTAGTGAAATGGAAAAACACATCAAAGGCATGATGGAAATAGAAGCAAGATCACACGGTTTAGAATTAGACAGTAGACACAATGCTAGAGATATGTGGGCACAATTAAGCGAACACATGGCTAGTATGCCTGTTGCTGACCCAATGGAACACACACATGCTGATACAGGTGTAACACACTCACATCCAGGCGGAGACGTTCCACATTCACATGATGATGACGAAGTACACGTACACGAAGACATGGACGGACTACCAAGTGATGTTGAACCAGCACCAGCGCCAGCTGGCGATGAAATGATAGACAATGGTGATGGTACTTTTACGAAAGTAGAAAATTAATGGACACGAAGTGTAATAAATGTGGACACACGTCACACTGCGATAAAGAATGTCCAGAGTGTGCAAATGATGTTTGTTACAGATGCGAATGTGCTCGCTGTACAGACAGTAAATAATTTTAAACAATATGGAAGCCCAACAGGGAAACCACTTTTAAAATGGAAAAAATAATTTTTGTATTAGGTGCAGGTCATTGCAACAATGAATACGTAAGTTGGGTGCTTAATCACTCACCAGATACTGGACCAAGACAACCATACACATACACAGAATATCACAGTATATGGGGAACACATTACAGGGCTCAAGACGAATGGATGCTTGAACAATATGATGGTGTTGAACCAGAACGCACTGATTTTGTAAAATCCTATTCACATAGTGGTTTGCGTAATCCTAAATATCCACATTTTTTTAAACGTGATCTATTTGAACAATGGTTACCAAGATTAATTAAATTACACAACTCACCAGCAATGTGTCTATATTTCAACATACTTGATGTAGAAGAAACCATAGATTATATCAAAAGCAAAGATTGGGGAGTTGATGTAAAATTTGTAACAAGTTATTGGGATTTTGCACATACACCCTACAGACATTACTACATAATGATGGAGTTTGATCCTGACAGCACAGATGACGTCAAACCTGAATCTATAGATTTAGATTTTATGTGTGCTTCAATGGTTGATCGGCACAACAATCAAAGTGAAATTGCAAATTATATAGAAAAATTAGATTTAGTAGCTTTTCAAAGCAGTGATCCTAGCACTTGGTTCGACAAGGTTGGATTAACAACACCTCCTAATCTAGATCTTGCACTCAAACACTATGAAGAAATAAACAGCACAAAGCAAGATATCTTACTTAAACTAAACAATCTTTCCTGGCAAGAAATAGAAGAAGGATACAATCGTTCACAGCAATGGTGTGATTGGCAAATGGCAATAAGCAGAAACAATGTACAATACATCAAGAAACTTATAAAGCCACGTCTAGTAGATAAGTAGTAAACTAGCTAGAGGAAATAATCATGCAATTTAATTATACAGTTGAAATGACCAGAGAACTGCTGAAAGGTAATTCAGAAGCAGATGAATGGCATGAACACATTGTTTACATGCTTCCCAAGTATGATATAGATACTCCGGAACGTGTGGCAGGATTTATGGCACAATGTGGGCACGAAAGCAATAACTTTCGTGTGCTAAAGGAAAATTTAAACTATAGTGCAACTGCACTAGATAAAATTTTTCCTAAATACTTCAGACGTGCAGGCAGAGATGCACAACAATATCATAGACAACCTGAAAAAATTGCTAATGTAATCTACGCAAACAGAATGGACAACGGAGACACAGCAAGTGGAGACGGATACAAGTTCAGAGGTAGAGGTATTATTCAACTTACTGGAAGATACAATTACACACAGTTTGCAAAAAGCATTAACACAGGATTGCGAGCAACTGTTGAATATCTTGAAACCAAACAAGGTGCATTAGAAAGTGCATGTTGGTTTTGGGACACCAATGGATTGAATGCAATAGCAGATACACAAGATATTGTTAAAATGACGAAACGTATCAATGGCGGAACGATTGGACTTGATGATCGTAAAAAACACTACAAACATGCACTGGAAGTGTTTGGAGGTAGTTGGACACCACCAAAGATAACTCATACAACTGTAAGAAAAGGTAGCAAAGGTGCTACTGTTGAAGCAGTGCAAAAAGTATTGGGTATTAAAGCAGACGGAGACTTTGGCCCTGGTACGGAATCAGCAGTCAAAGACTGGCAACGTAGACATGGATTAATACAAGATGGTATAGTTGGTCCTGCTACATTGCGTGAAATGGGAATAATGTAATGTCTATAATAGAAACTAATTTTGGTCATAGAGTTGATCCAAAAAGAATAGCACTTGGCTCAGCTTCAAATATAAGCAAGCAAGGTGCATTTTATGTTTTTAGTATAAGAGTAGATAGTAACGACGTTAGAGAGTATTCATTTACAAATCACAGCCGAGCTGTTGCTATGAGAAAAGTTCTAATTGAACATTTGGAAAAGAAAATTAGAAGTAAGGTACGTGTAGCATAATGTGGGAAATGATTGAAAGAATGGCAAGTGACAGGCTTTGGATATACACTGCTATAGCAGGTAGTTTGTTCGGAGCCGCCTTTCTTGCCTACTTTCAAGGCACAAGAATAGGTTTGTGGGCATACAGTTGGTTTGATCGTATACTAGATCACCTCGTAGTGCGTTGGGGTTGGACCTGGTTTCAACAACCAGAAGACGCTTGGCGACAACGCTACCCTAAAATTACAGCAAAAATTGATGAACTAGAAAAAAGAATAAAAGAATTGGAATCTAATGACTGATATTAATATCAAAGATTGGCTTACAAAGAAAATTAAAAAAGAGTCTAAAGAAGAACCTCTTGTTGTTAAACAACAAGTTAAAAAGAAACGTAGGAGAAAGACTGATGGAGACGATAAAAAAGTGGGCAAAACAAAGAATTGAAGAACATAGTACCTGGAATGGCTTAGGCTTTATACTGGTTGGACTTATTATCTTACTAGCAAAACCTTTTGCAACTATTGTAGCATATTTGGCTATTGCCTATGGTGCATATTCAATTTGGAAAAAGTGGCCATAAAGTACTTGACATTGTATATTATTAGTGTTACTATAAGAGAATATTAATCAAAGGAGGGCTGTATGCCTACAAGAACGTATTCAAGCGACGAAATCACGAAATTGAAACAACTTATCACAGAAGGTGTACAGGTTAATCAAGAACTTGACGCACTCAAAGAAGGTCTGCGTGAAACTGTAAAAGCAGTAGCAGAAGAATTAGATACAAAACCTAGTGTCTTAAACAAAGCTATTAGAACAGCATACAAAAGAGACCTAGCCGCAACACAAGATGATATGGCACAACTAGAAGATATTTTAGATGCCGTAGGACATTCTGATTGACAACTTTAACAAATAACTGTAAAATTAATACATGAGTTACGTAGATGCATTTCACGATAAAGATCGTGATGTTATTCAAGTAGTAGAAAGACGTGGCAGTGAACGCAGTTTTACTGAGTATCCTGCACGTTATACTTTCTATTACAAAGATGTTAAAGGTAGATATGTGAGTATCTATGGCGATAAACTCAATCGCATCAGTGTTAACACACTCAAAAACTTCCAAAAAGAAAAGAAGATACACGGACACAAACGACTGTTTGAAAGTGATATCAATCCTGTGTTCAAGTGTTTAGAAGAGCATTATATCAGCGAAGATGCTCCTAAACTGCACAAATGCTTTTTTGATATTGAGGTTGATTTTGACAAAGACAAGGGCTTTGCGGATCCGGCAGATCCATTCAATCCTGTAACAGCTATTGCTCTACATTTGGATTGGATAGGCAAAACTATATGTATAGCACTAAAGCCAAACAAAATGGAAACAGAACGTGCCAAAGAAATAATGAGCAGTTTTCCTGACAGCATACTGATGGACAATGAATCTGAACTGTTGAGTACATTTTTAGATCTCATTGATGATGCAGATGTGCTTACTGGTTGGAACAGTGAAGGTTTTGATATTCCCTACATGGTGAATAGAATAGCAAGAGTTCTTGGTAAAGAGCATACAAGACGTTTTTGTTTGTGGAACAAATATCCACGGCAAAGAGATTATGAAAAGTATGGCAAAGATCAGGTAACATTTGATCTGTATGGCAGAGTGCATTTGGATTATCTTGAACTGTATCGCAAGTACACATATCATGAAATGCACAGTTACAGTTTAGATGCTATTGGTGAATATGAACTCAAAGAACGTAAAACAGCCTATGAAGGCACATTGGATCAACTGTACAACAATGACTTTGAAACGTTTATACAGTATAATAGACAGGACGTTGAACTGTTGGTAAAGCTGGATGCAAAGCTACAGTTTATTGATCTTGCAAACGTTTTGGCACACTCCAACACAGTGCTACTTCCAACAACAATGGGTGCGGTTGCAGTTACAGATCAAGCTATTGTAAATGAAGCACACAGGCTGGGCAAGATAGTTCCAGACAGAACTAGGCGTGGTGATGAATATGCGGCCGCTGGTGCTTATGTGGCAAATCCTAAACGTGGTTGGCATGAATGGATTGGCAGTATAGACTTGAACAGTCTGTATCCAAGTATTATTCGTGCTTGTAATATGAGTACAGAAACCATTGTTGGACAGATAAGACAAACTCGCACAAACGAAATGATTGAAGCATCACCAAGTCTAGCACAGGCTTGGGATGGTAAGTTTAATGCACTTGAATATGATCTTGTAATGAACAAAGACACAGTTGAACTTATGAACTTGGATTTTGATGATGGTAGGCACGTTGAAGGCACAGGTGCTGAATTATATGAACTTATATTCAACAGTGGACAGCCATGGAACTTGACTGCAAACGGCACTATATTCAAGACTGACAGCAAAGGTATCATTCCAAATCTACTAGAACGTTGGTACAGTGAACGTAAAGAAATGCAGAAGAAAGCCAAAGACAATCAAGCTAGTGGCAACAAGATTGACTTTGAATATTGGGACAAAAGACAGTTAGTTAAAAAGATTAACTTGAACAGTTTGTATGGTGCTATTCTTAATCAAGGCAGTAGATTCTATGATCAACGTCTTGGACAAAGCACAACACTCACTGGTAGATGTATTGCAAGACACATGGCATCACAGTTGAATAAGATAATTGCAGGCGATTATGATCATCGAGGTGAAGCTATTGTATATGGCGACACAGATAGTGCGTATTTCAGTGCGTATCCGTTACTAAAAGAGCAAATCAAACAAGGCGAGATTCAATGGAACAAGGATACCGCGATTAAGTACTATGATGCAGTTTGTGAAGATGTCAACGATACATTTCCAGGATTTATGAAACGTGCATTTAATGTGCCAAAGTCAGTGGGCAAGGTTATTGCCGCAGGTAGAGAAACTTGTGCAACTGCTGGTATATTCATCAAAAAGAAACGTTATGCTATTATGGTATATGACAATGAAGGTTTTAGAGAAGACAGCGATGACAAGCCAGGCAAAGTTAAAGCAATGGGTTTGGATCTCAAACGCAGTGATACGCCTGACTTTATGCAAAACTATCTTATGGAACTATTGGTGCTTACACTCACTGGTGGTACAGAAGATCAGGTTATTGACAGCATCAAAGAGTTTAGAACTGCTTTTCGTGAAAGACCAGGTTGGGAAAAAGGCACTCCTAAACGTGTTAACAATCTTACAAAACACACAAAGGTGTATGAGAAAACAGGTAAGTGTAGCATTGGACATGCACTTGCCGCCATTAACTGGAACAAGATGTTGAAAGTAAACAGTGATGCTTATAGTTTGCCAATCACAGATGGTATGAAAACTATTGTATGTAAACTAAAAGACAATCCACTAAAAATGACAAGTATTGCATATCCAATTGACGAAGCACGTATTCCTAAATGGTTTCAGCAACTACCATTTGATCACGATGCTATGGAAGATACTATCATTGACAACAAAGTTGAAAATCTTATAGGTGTATTGAATTATGATCTCAACAGAACAAAACTTAAAAATACATTTGAAAACTTGTTCAGCTTTGAATAGTGTTGACAAACACAAATTAATCAAGTATAATGAAACAATTACAAACCGGAGACAGATATGAAAGACACAATATTTGACATTGTTAAACATACAGCAGGACTTGGATTTATCGAGCAGGTAAAAGTAACAGGTTCTGTTGAGGAAACAATTTTGCAGGCCGCTGATACAGATCGTACAGTGGTATTGAATGCAAAACTACACAAGCCTGTAGCTGAATTTGAAGGTGAATTTGGCATGGGCAACTTGGGATTTTTAAATGGTATTTGTAGTTTGCCCAACTACAAGGAAGATGACGCAAGTGTAGAAGTTACAAGACGTGATCGTAATGGCACAGAACTTCCTGAAAGTTTAAAGTTCAAAGATGGACAAAGCAACAATGATACTTATAGATTGATGAGCAAAGAAATCATTGAACAGACACTTAAAACACTCAAGTTCAAAGAACCTAACTGGGACGTGGTATTTGAGCCAAGCAAAGCAAAAGTAAGTGAACTTACACAGGTTGCTGGTATCTATGGTGGTATTGAACCAAACTTCAGTGTAAAAACAGAAGATGGTAATTTGATTATTACACTTGGTAGCAGTGAAGGTGGCTTCTTAGGCAAACGTACATTTGCAAACAATGTAGATGGTGAAATCAATGAAGGTTGGAGTTGGCCACTTAATCAAGTGTTGGCTATACTCAAACTTGGTATGAGTGGTATATGCAACATGAAGATCAGCAGTGCAGGTGCATTGATGATTAGTATTGATAGTGGACTTGGTGTTTATGATTACATCTTGCCAGCAAATACAAAATAATGGCTGGTGCAATTAACACACCGCTGAGGCAGTTGATAATGGATTGGACCGCACTACAGTTATTGGAAAAAGATCCAGACAATAAAATACTAAAAAAACTACGCACTTGGCAACATCCTGAAACAATAGAGTTAGACAAACTATTGTCAACCTTTGAAAGGGATGGCAAATACCCTGAACATTATAATTTAGATTGGGGTACAATCAACTATAAGGACTTTATCAAAGAATGAAGCAACAAGTAAATTTAACTGAACGCAACAAAGACTACGCAGTATTCTTGCCTAGTATCAGTGGCTTCTATCAAACTTTTATCAGTAAACAACAGGAAACCGGAGACTATGTTCCACAAGATCGTATTCCTGCAGAGTTTGAAAATGGCATTGAAGGTTGCAACTTTTTAAACAAAGAACAAGCCTATTATGACTACAAATGGGCATTGTACAGTGCCGGGCATGCTCAACTTGATACTACAAAAAGCAATGTTGAAGAACGCATGATCCAGCTAAGAGATCGCCCAAACACATTTATATTGGGTGATAGTGGTGGTTACCAGATCGCTACAGGTGTTATAAAGTTTGATTGGCCAAACTTTTTTGAAACGCCAAATCAACCTAACTACGTAGGTGAAGCCGACAAACTGCGACAACGTATAGTTAACTGGCTTGAACATACTGCTGATTACAGTATGATACTTGATGTTCCCAGCTGGGCCGCCCGTCCTCCTCTCAACAAAAAGACCGGTCTAAGCAACATACAAGAATGCTTGAATGCAACTCAATTCAACAGTGACTTTATACTACGCAATAGACAAGGCAAGACCAAATATCTAAATGTGCTACAGGGCAGTGATGATATTGAAGCAGATTTATGGTATGACGAAGTTAAACATCTGCCTTTTGAAGGTTGGGCAATGGGTGGTAATAACATGCAGGACATGAAACTGTTCTTGCGTAGAATGATCAACCTGCGAGACGATAAACTGTTGGAAAAAGGTGAGCGAGATCTTATACACGTTCTTGGAACCGGTTTGCTAGAATGGAGTGTGATGCTCACCGCAGTTAAACGTAAACTTCGCGAAACTGTCAATAGCGATCTGGAAATCTGCTTTGATTGTGCATCGCCGTTTTTGGCAACTGCATATGGACAAATCTACACACAACATGTGCATCAAAATGATAGGTTCAGTTATATCATGGACAAAGCATTAGATGACAAAAGACTAGCAGACAGTACAATACCATTGCCGTGGACTAGTCCTATTGCTGAGAGACTGAACATGGGTGATATATGTTGGTACAAGCCTGGTATGTTAAATAAGTTAGGTAAAGAAGGCAAAACTAGTTGGGATAGCTTCAGTTATTTCTTAATGATGGCACACAACGTATATCAACACATTGAAAGTGTACAACGTTCTAATGCATTAACTGATGCAGTGGTGGCCAGTTCTGATGTTGATTTGTATGATTGGCAAAAGAAACTAAAGCAAAAAAGCAAGATTGGCGAAGTGAATAAATGGGTTCCACGTAATTTGATTTACTTTTATGAACTAGTGGACAAAGTATTTGCAAGTGAAAAGCCAATGGATGTAATCAACAACAATAGTGCATTGCTTGAAGAACTCAGCAAAAATAAAAGACACACCAGTACTAACACAATGCATGGTGCATTTTTTGAAGCTGAAGCAGTTGACAATGCTGATAGTACAATGGAGTTTGATGAACAAGAAGCAATGGATAAACTAAGTGAGGTTGTATAAGTGGATCTAAATGAATTGACGAATGAAGAACTAGAGCAACGATTTCATGATCTTAAAAAACAAGTGGCTAAAATGGAAAGAGAAAGACAACATACTCGAGATCCAGATCATAAAGCACAACTAAGAGATCTAAAAAAATCTAAGCTATTGGTAAAAGATATGCTTGACAAAACTAAAAAACAGTGTTAGGATAATAACTATGATTACAGAAAGAACTTACAGTAAAGATTCTTACAGTAATGTAAGAATGTTTACAGGCAAAGAAATTGAACATACTCCTGCACATGGCATGCAAACACTATTTGTGGTTGGATTGATGCCTTATGATGCTATCATAAGTACTGCAAAACAACATAACTGTGAACACATCTATTTTGGTGCAAACATGAGTTATAAGCTCACAAAAGACTGGCCTGGTCCAAGTCAAGGATGGACACAATTAATCAAACGTGTGCTAGATGAAACTGATTATTGGGTTACACTTGATTATCCAAATCATGAAAGTAAGTTTGTGCTAGAACAAGGATTTCAAGAATATGATAAATTTATACACATGATCAGTGTTCGTATTGCAAGAATAGATGATTATGGTGTAAATGCTTGTGTAAAACTTGATGATATAGGATTCAATGAAACAAACAGAGGTGTTTGGGTACACAACTTAAAAAAATTACAAACTGATGATGTTCTTACAACATGGTCGATGTATGAACAAGATGAACCTATATAGGAGAAAATTATGGTTAAAAAAATTAGACTAGTAGACGCTCCAAAGACCGGAGATGAAAAAACAGGTTCCAGCGATGGCGGCGGAACCAGTCCAGAACTAATGGAATTGCTAAAAAGCATGGATTGGAAACTGTGGGAACTACTCCAAATTGGCCAAAGACTGGAGAAAGAGCTAATGGATGCTGGATCAAACACGAACAAATCTAAATGATCCAGAGCCCGAGCGTTACTATGATTGGATGCTTTGGAAAATGAGACAGGAGAAAAATATGGAGAATACTTTGCAAAAAGCAACTAGTATGATATGGGTAACTTTTAAAAAAGAAGGTATACACAAGTATCCTGCCGCACTAGAAGATCCAAAACTAGCAACTGGCGATGAATATGACGTAAGTTTTTTAGGCTATCCACACAGACATATATTTCATTTCAAAGTTGAAATAGAAGTGTTTCATGATGATAGAGACATTGAGTTTATACAGTTCAAACGTTGGTTAGAAAAATTGTACAGTGAAAAAACACTTGAACTAGACTATAAAAGTTGTGAAATGATCTGTGATGATCTTGCACAACAGATCAACAACAAATATCCAAAACGTAAAATTAATATTACAGTAAGCGAGGATGGAGAAAATGGCGCCACCATACAATACACGGTTTAGAAAGCCAAAACGTATTAGCCTGCAGGACATTAAATTTGACCTGTTAAAAATTATTGAACCATATGACGGCGTACTTTATGGTGAAACAACATACAAATTGGTAACAGATTTGTTTGAAAAATATCTAAACGATTTGAAATTCAGTAGGTTGATTGCTGATTATACTATGATGCACACAGAACGTGAAAACAGTATCACACTAGATGTTGCTGTAAAACTTAGTGCTGATCGTAGTCCTAAGAAGTTGAAAATACATGTAGGTCTTTACAAAAGTAATTGGCCAAATATCAATCCAAGAAGAGCGGAGGCCATATATGCGTAAACTGTTTTATATGGGTTTGGAGCCGTATGAAGGCAGATATACATTACAGTTAGAAGAATGGTCACGTCGAGCTTTTAATAAACGTGATCTTGATTGGGTTAGTGTACCTGGCACAACTATAGACAACACAAAGTCAATACAGGTTGGTCAGGTCCTAGATGCACACGGGAGAAGTTTTTTTGCAATGTCGCAGATGATGAATCTCGTACAAATGATGCGTAATGGTGAAGTTACAGGTGAAGACTGCATCTTTTTTGAAGATATGTTTCAACCTGGCATGGAGTCGTTGCCGTATATTATGGATCAAATACCAGCGGAGGATAGACCCAAAGTATGGATTCGTTGTTTAGCACAAGCAGTTGATCCAGATGATTTTGTGCATGTTTGGGGTATGAGCAAATGGATGAGCTTGTATGAAGAAATGTGCAATGAATTTGTTACTGGCGTACTAGCAAGCAACGAAGAAATGGTTGCACACATGAAGATAGCAAATTGGAAGGCTCCAATTTACAATGTAAGTGGTTTGGCATTTGATAAAACTGAAGTAAGACTCAGAGTTGGACAATTAAAAGAGTGGTCTGAAAGAGATCAACGTGTTGTATTTGCGGCAAGATTTGATCAAGAAAAACAGCCAGATTTTTTCATGGACATTGCAGAGCAGTTAGCACCAACAGGCATTGAGTTTGCACTAGTTCAAGGTGGCCCACTGCGAAGCAACAATCAAAAGTATGTTGATAGAGCAAGAAATCTTGAAACTAGAGGCTTGTTGAAAATATATGAAAATCAAAAAAAGAATGACTACTATGAAATATTAAACAGTAGTAAGGTTATGTTTAATTGTGCATTACAGGATTGGACCAGCAATACTGTGAGCGAAGCAGATGCGTTAAACTGCAATGTTCTGTTTCCAGCTTATAGAAGTTTTCCAGAAATATTTGCCAACTGTCACGAACGTATGTATGTGCCTTGGTCTAAAGATGATGCAATAAATAAGTTACAGAAGTTACTAGTCCAACCACACAAGGATATGGGTAAGATAAGTGACTGGACAAGTTCCACTATCGATCGTTATGTTGATATAATGATGGGCAACGGAGAGCAGTGGCGAAGAGATACTAATCGCTATAGAGATTATGTAGCAGAGAGGAAATACTGATGAAGAAATACTTTTACGCAATTTTTTGTTTTGCTGTAGCAGGGTGTCATCCTGTGAATGCTGAAACTCTTAGAACTGCAACAATTACACACATTGAACCAAACTACTATTGGGAAAAAACAAATATACCAGTAGAACAGTGTCAGGATGTACAAGTACCAATTTATGGTAACGTACAAGGTGAAGGTGCATCTGCTGGGGACGTATTAAGTGGTGCAATCATTGGTGGACTACTAGGAAAAGCTCTTACAGGACAAGACAATGGCGCCGGCTTTGGTGCATTGGTTGGTGCGATGGGTGCCGCTGAAAATAAAAAGCAAGGTAGCCAAAAAATCGTAGGCTATCAAACACAAAGGCAGTGCGGAACTTTCTACCAAGAAGAATCCGTGCGTAAAATTAAAAACTATAGAATCACATATGAATGGAATGGCGTAGTTGGTAGAAGTTATACTTACAACAACTATAGTATTGGTACTCAGATTCCAGTTGGTGTTTCAATTAACGCAAAGTAATACATGACAAATAAAATTTTAGTAACCGGTGCGTCTGGCTACATAGGCAGTATTGTATGCACTGAACTTCAAAGACGTGGACATCACGTAACTGGAATTGATAGAAATGTTCCCCGTATCGCGACTGATTGTGATTTTATACAAGCCAGTCATGACGACGATTATCAATTACAAAAAATTCTACTCAACATTGATACTGTAGTTCATATTGGTGCTACAAGTTTAGTAGGTCCAAGTGTAAAAGATCCAAGTACGTACTATCAAAACAATGTAGTTGGAACCAAAATATTGTTGGATGCCTGTGTTGCACAAGGTGTAAAAAAGTTTATATTTGCTTCTAGTGCCGCCACCTATGGTGATGTAGACAGTGATAGTCTTACAGAAGACACAAATGAGTCACCATGTAATCCATATGGTTGGAGCAAGAGAATGACTGAAATCATGTTGCAGGATTATTATACTGCATATGGTTTATCAAGTATAAGTTTTAGATTTTTCAATGTAGCAGGTGCAGGCTATGGACTAGGACAAACAAAAAATGCAACACATTTGATTGCAAGAATTATGGAAAATCCAAAATTAAAAGTATTTGGTGATAGCTATGATACACCAGATGGAACAGCAGTAAGAGATTATGTGCATGTAAAAGACATAGCTAGAGCTCATGCTCTAGCGGTAGACTACTTAAATAATATTTCAAACTGCGTAAGGTTAAACTTGGGCAGTGGGAGAGGTACTAGTGTACTTGATATTATTAAAGCAGTTGATAATCAAACCGACTTGAATGTTAAGTATACGGTTGAAGGACCACGTGCTGGAGACCCGGCAAAACTGGTAGCCAATATCAGTAAAGCCAAGGACGTTCTTGGTTGGGAACCAGATTACGGGTTGGATAAAATTATTCATTCTGCCTATAACTGGTACCACAACAAAGACGTATGAGACATCCTCGTCTATAACTCGGAGAAACCTAAATGAAAATTTCAGAAACTATTAGACAAAGACTTGTTGATGCCGGTCAACGATTTCATTCCAATGACAACATCAGTGAGTATATTCAAGAAGGTGAACTTGAACAATTACAAGAAGAAGTAATGGAAGCATTCCAAGACGTCTTGAAAACTCTTGTTATTGACACAAATAATGATCACAACACAGAAGATACTGCAAAACGTATTGCAAAAATGTATGTGCGTGAAACATTTGGTGGTAGGTATGCACCTCCTCCTAAAGTAACAAGTTTTCCTAATATGGGATATAAATCTCTTTACACAAGTGGACCAATCAGTATAAGAAGTACATGTGCTCATCATTTCCAAAACATTGTAGGTAGATGTTGGATTGGTATTGTACCAAATGGTGAAGTCATTGGACTTTCAAAGTTCAATAGAATTGTACATCACATAGCTGAACGCCCACAGATACAAGAAGAGATGACAACAGAAATAGCAAATCAGCTACAGACATTTGCAAAAACACCACACATTGCTGTGGTAGTTAAAGCAGAGCACCACTGTATGACGCATCGTGGTGTAAAAGAACATGAATCAGATATGACAACTGCAATCATGTTAGGTGCGTTTGAAAAAGATCCAGCACTCAAACAAGAGTTCTACAACATTTGTATGAGCATGAAGGGTCATGGATAAGATCAGAAGGGGCCACTAGGCCCTTTTTTAACGATGAAACATAGGTTAAAGCACATCAAAAAGAAAGGTAAACCACTATGAAACTAATCCAATTACTTACTGCAACAATGCTTGCAGTTACAATGGCGTTTACTGCATACGCAGATGAACCCAAAGACAAAGTCACAGCAGGCTTTATATATGTAGGACCAACAGGTGATCACGGTTGGACTTATAGACATGATATTGGCAGACAAGATGTTGAAAAACATTTTGGTGATCGAGTAGAAACCATTTTCGTTGAGAGCGTAAAGTATGGTCCAGATGCAACTCGTGTGATGCGTCAAATGGCTATGAAAGGTGTTGATATTATATTTGCAACTTCGTTTGGCTACATGGACAGTATGTTAAAAGTAGCAGAAGAATTTCCAAATGTAAAATTTGAACACGCTACTGGATATAAAACTGCACCTAACATGGCGAACTATGGATTGAAACTTTATCAAGCAAGACACGTTCAAGGTGTTATTGCAGGTATGATGACCAAGACTAACAAAATTTGTTATGTTGCCGCCTATCCAATTCCTGAAGTTATCAGAGAAATCAACACTTATTACTTAGGTGCAAAGTCAGTAAATCCTGACGTTGATATTGACATTGTATGGGTAATGACTTGGTATGATCCAGGCAAAGAAGCAGATGCCGCCAAGGCATTGTTAAGCCAAGGTTGTGATATTATTGCACAACACACAGACTCTCCTGCTCCTATTCAAGTTGCAGAACAACAAGGTAAATTTGGTTTTGGGCAAGCAAGTGATCAATATAGATTTGCTCCTAAATCACAATTGACCGCAACTATCGATAACTGGTCACCTTACTATATTGCTAAAGTACAAGCAGTACTAGATGGCACATGGACAACTGGTACATACTTTGGTGATATTAGCGAGTGCGATGCAACAGGTTGTGCAGTAGGAATGGCACCGTTTACTAATATGCCAGATGATGTAAAAGCAAAAGCACAAGAAATTAAAGACGCAATTTCTAAAGGTGAGTACTTTGCATTTACAGGTCCTTTAAAAGACAATAGTGGAAAACTAAGATTAGCTGATGGCGAAATTGCCGATAGAGCTCATCTTGATACAATGAACTACTATGTAGAAGGTATTGATGCAACTGTACCAGATTAATTAAAAGGGCCACTAGGCCCTTTTTCAATTTCCGGGTGAAACATTTTTTAGTTAAAGAACACCCATAAACCTAAGAGGAGATAAAAAAAATGAAACTATTAAAATCACTAGCAGTTAGTGTGGTAGCATTACTATTCGCAACTACTGTACACGCAAAAGAAGTTACACTTCTTATGGATTGGTTCCCCCAAGGTAACCAAAGTGTTTTCTGGCAAGCAATGTTAGATAACGACGAACATGATCTGAAAATTATTGTAAAGCCAGGTGGTCCTGGTGTAAACACCGCCGCACAAACGGCCGCAGGTTCAGTTGAGTTTGGTCTTCAAGGATCAGATTCGGTTATGTCTGCAAACGCCAAAGGTGCTGGTTTAGTTGCAGTATTTGCCAACTTAGATCACGTTCCATATACACTCGTATTCCATCCTGATCAAGGAATCAAATCCATTAAAGATCTTGACGGCAGACGTTTTGCAGTCAAAATGGGTGTTACTTACTGGAAGTGGGTAAAGAAAGAGTATGGCGTAAGTGCTGATGAATTCCCGCTTAAAGGCGACTTGGGTCTATTCGCTAGAGAAAAAGAAATGTTTCAACAGGGCTATTCACTTTTCCTACCTGCTAGATTGGCCGCAAAAGGTGTAGAAACAGATCAAATCACACTAGAATCTTTAGGTTACAGACCTTATAGTGTGTTGTTCACTACACAAAAAATGATTGATGAAAATCCAGAACTTGTACAACAGGTGGTGGATAGACTGAGAGCGGCTTTTGCCAAATCTTTGAACAATCCTGATCCAACTGCGGATCTAATTCTTTCAAAGTCTAAAAAAGTTACAAGAGACATTCACATGGGTGCTATTGAACTTATGAAAGCAGACTTCTTGCCTAAAGACTACAGCAAACTTGGCTGTATGAAATCAGCAAGATGGGAAGAGCTTTCAGCACAGTTGAAAGAAGTTGATATGGTGCCTGCAGATTTTGATGCATCATCGTCATACAATCTATCATTCCTTGGCAACTGCGAGTAAGGAGTAGAGCTAATGATAAGAGTTTCCAAAGTAACAAAACACTTTGATGAAGTTCAAGCATTAGCAGAAGTAAATTTAGATATTGCCACAGGCGAGTTCATCAGTATAGTTGGACCTTCAGGCTGTGGCAAGTCTACTTTGCTTAGAATAATTGCTGATCTAGTTTCAACCAATGGTACAATAGAAAAGCCCAACAAAGGTGCTTTTGTTTTCCAAGACAGTGCATTGTTACCTTGGCGTACAGTGCAAGGCAATGTAGAACTACTAATGGAACTAGAAGGAACAGAAAACAAAAGAGCAAAGGCCTCTGTCGCTCTTAGACAGGTAGGTCTAAACGGCTTTGAACGTTCATATCCACATCAACTAAGTGGTGGAATGAAGATGCGACTTAGTCTAGCAAGAAGTCTCGTTTTAGATCCTGAATACATTTTACTAGACGAGCCATTGAGTGCAGTAGATGAACTTACCAGAGAAGTACTGCAAGAAGAATTATACGAAATGTGGAGCAGGGATAAATTCACTGCGATACTAGTTACACACAACATCGCTGAAGCAGTATACCTCAGCAACCGAGTTGTTGTAATGAGTCCACGCCCAGGTAAAATCACAGACGTTGTAAACATTGGATCCAGTTTAGGTTTTAAAAAACGCACACCAGAAATTAGAACAACACCACAGTTCAGCAAAGTGGTTAATGAAATAGCAGGAAAGTTAAGAACATGGAAGTAAAAAAAATTATACCACCCATACTGATACTTGCACTGTTTTTGGGAGGTTGGCATATAGGTGCACTGATTTACGATATGGCATTCCTATTACCAACACCATATGCAGTATTACAGATATTCATACAAGATTTTAATATTATTATGATAGGACTAAAACAAACTTTCCAGGCCGCCTTTACAGGTTACATTATTGCTACTGTACTTGGTATTGCTGTCGCAACTATAATGAGTTTGAGTAAAATACTTGAACGCAGTTTATATCCTTATGCGATACTGCTACAAACAGTGCCTGTGGTTGCAGTAGCACCTCTAATTGTGCTTTGGTTTGGATTTGAAATAAAAAGCATTATCATAATCAGCATTATTATTGCACTATTTCCTATCATCAACAACACACTGCTTGGACTAAAGTCAACTCCAAAAACATTGGTAGAATTGTTTGACTATCACAAAGCCAGCAGAGTTACAAGTTTTTTTAAACTGCGTTTTCCTAGTGCAATACCAAACATAATTGCTGGTATGAAAATAAGTGCAGGACTTAGTGTTATAGGTGCTATAGTTGGAGAATTTATAATTGGTTCAGGAAGTGAACAAGGAGGCTTGGGTGTACAGATTATCTATGCACAGGCAAATTTAGAAACATCATTGGTTATGGCGTTGATACTTACAGCAACTGGTTTAGGGTTTGCATTTTTTATGACAATACAAACTATAGGTTGGTATCTGATGCGTAAATGGCATGAATCAGAAATGAAAGCGAGTTAGTATGCAAACAACTGTAGAAAGAAGAAAACTAGGACTCACACAATACGACAATAGAACAGCAGGTGGTTACACACTGTTTGCTCCACAAACAGGAGGTGGTCGAGTACCACTCATTGATGATGGTGGTGAACTAGTACATGAATGGAATATGCCTGTTAGACCAGGTAGAGATGCAGTAATACTGCCCAATGACAATCTTGGTTACAACGGCAGTCATAGTAAAAGCGTTGATCTTTATCCGCCATGGGATATTTGGCACGGTGGACACTTTATGGAAGCAGATCGTAAAAGCAATATACTTTGGGAGTATGAAGATCCTTATGCACATCATGATGCACAATGGTTAAATGACGGATTGCTTTACGTAGCGGCGGCTGATTACAAAGATGGTCGTTACAGTGATATTGTACGAATAGTTGACAGACAAGGTAATGTCAAATGGGAATGGTGTGCATGGAAAAAACTTAGTGAAAAGAATTGGCCTGTACATGAAGGTATGCCTGACAATCATTGGCCCATGATCAATGGAGTACATTTGCACGATAATATCGTATACATGAGTTTGAGAAATACAAGTGGTATTATTGGTGTACACATTGACAGCAAAGATGTAGTTTGGTCTGTGAAATGGCCTGATGTTGCACAACAACATTGTCCTGTTGTTACTGATAAAGGAACACTGATTGCATTCTGCAATGGTAATATTCGACCACCAGGTGTGCATCACAGTAGAATTGTAGAGTTTGATCTAGCAAGTAAAGAATGCGTTTGGAGTTATGTAGACAACATGCCTCCTAGTTTCTTTTCACCTTACATGGGTAGTGTACAAAGATTGTGGAATGGTAATACATTTATTTGTGAAAGTGCATTTGGTAGATTGTTTGAAGTAACGCCAGAAGGCGATACTGTTTGGGAATACGTTATACCTGAGTTTGAAGAATATCCAGCACCTTTGAACCAATTTATAACCGGCAAACAAAACTCGTGTTTCAAAGCACACAGATACAAGGAATGGCAATATGGTTTATGATAAAACTACAGATCCAGATGCTGGACTTAGATTAGATTTTACATCCAGAAAACGTGAGGGCTTTATGTCCTCAACTGGTGATTCAATGCGACATGAGATGCAGAGAATGGTTGATAAAATAAACGAACTTGAAAAAAGAATAATAGAATTGGAGAGAAAATGATACCAGTAATAGATTTAAAATCAGATACCGCTCTTAAAGAAATTGAAGATGCTTATACTTCAATAGGATTTGCAGTTTTTACTAATCATTTTAATGAGCAAGAACAACGCACATACAATTTATGGTTTGATACTATGAAACAGTTTTTTGAACTTGATCAAGAAACTAAACTAAAGTATCCATACGAAGGTGATACAAATTTAGGATATTCAGTAATGGGTGCTGAGAATGTTGATCCAACTGCTCCAAAAGATTTGAAAGAAAGTTTCAACTATAACAACGACAGAATGGGCGACCATTTGTGGCCTGATATTGAAGGATTCAAAACAACTGCTAGAGCCACAGTTGATATAGCAGATAGATTAACCATTAAAATTATGACCATGTTTGATAGGATTCTTAACAGACCTGATATGCCTCTTACACGTTGTCATAAAGAAAACTACAGTACAACAAGAGTTATTCACTATCCTGCTTACACAGGTCCTATTGAAAACAAACAAATGAGAATTGGAGAACACAGTGATTATGGAACTATTACATTACTGTGGCAAATCAATGATGTACCAGGACTTGAAGTACAAGATTTAGATGGTGCTTGGCATCCTGTGCCTTATGCTGAAGATGGTGTGGTCTGCAACATTGGTGATTTACTACAACGTTGGACAAACGATTATTTTAAAAGCACAAAACATCGTGTCGTAAATACTCATATAGATCAAGAACGTTGGAGTATGCCTCATTTTGTAGATCCAAAACCTGGTACAATGGTAGAAAATTTAACTAGTGAAACTGCAAAATATGAGCCTATAGAAAGCCTTGCATATCTTAAATGGAGATTGGCACAAAGTTATTGACAAGTGCAAAAAAATGTAATAATATAAGGAAACAAAAATGAAACATGAAGGACCATTAGTAGCAATGTTTAATAGAGATGATGACGGCGTAGTTATGAAAAAAGTAATTACATATAGAAAAAAAGACAATCAATTGATTATGGAAACTGCCACAAGAACTTATACTGACAGTGGTGATTATCATGATACAAGCAGTGTACAGCCTTTAGTTGATTTAGGTTTCACACTAGCAGACAAAGTGCCCGGGGCAACAGGCAAATAGTATGGCGATAAAAAAGAAATACTATAGCTGGCAAGACCTTGAAGATCAGGTACAGGATCTAGTATATCAACTGTACAAATGCCCGTGGAAACCGGACTATATAGTAGGACTTACCCGTGGTGGACTGACTCCTGCAATAGTTTTAAGTAATAGATTAGCTATTCCAATGTACGCACTAGATGTACGTTTGCGTGATACCACTGAAGATTACACTGCTGAAAGTAACAAAGGCATGGCACAAGATGCACTAGGTTATGATGATAGATCAGATGGTATAAAATGGAATAGTGAAAAACAAAAAAATATATTGATTGTAGATGATATAAATGATTCTGGTGCAACTTTTGAATGGATCAAACAGGATTGGCAAAATAATTGTGAACCACGCAACGAACGTTGGAAACATGTATGGCATCAGAATGTTAAGTTTGCAGTACTAACAAACAATCTTGGAAGTACGCAAGACGTTGACTTTTATGTTGACGAAGTTAACAAAACGGAAAAACCAGTTTGGCTGGTATATCCATGGGAGTAAAAGATGGCGAAATATTACACTGTATCTATTAGTGGTTATGGCGGTGAAAGTGTTTACGGCAAAATAACCAAAGACCAATATGAGTTTTGGAGCAACGAAGACAAGGTGCTTGAAGCTGGGTTTGAAGACCATGATAGTGCATTGAGTGAATGGTTTTGGGAACCAACAGACTGGGAAGACAAGGTTCCAGCTGAAGCTCAATTTGACTGCGATTGGCATGATTTAGATGATATTGAACACAGTAATGGATGTGAATTGAATTCAGCAATGCTTGAAATTTGTCAAGTAGAAAGCGAAGAGTATATGGCACCGCATGTTGCAGATGTTTGGGAAGGTGAAATCAAGCAATTGATAACTGAACAGGACATTGAAGTTACTGAGAACATTTTAGATCTAGATGAGTTTGCTACCAAAGATGGACACAATTATGTTTTTTATGGCTGTAGTGCTGAGAAAGGCAATTTTTATTTTGCAACAATTAAATTAAGTGACGATGAAGAATTTGATATTAAACAGCTTAACTTTGATATCTACGAAATGCCAAATGGTGATACAATCGTTCATGATGTATCCTACAAAGGTGAGTTCTTGGATAATGAAGGCGGTGATACAACCGGTAAAGCTATGTATCTTGAAGTATGGGATTACTAAGTATATAGGTAGGGTAGCAATAGCTACCAGTATATTTTTTAACACGTTGTTTGGAGGATTAAACAATCAAACAGTTAGTGCTAGAAATTATGAACGCAGGAAACAAGGTCTATCGAACCTGTGTTGGATTATTGACAGCATATTGGGTGAAGGGCATTGCAAACGTGCATGGGCTAAATGGACAGTTATCAACAATGCAATCAGCCATTATGATGAAATTAACAGACAGCTCGAACTTGGAGATAAGACACCTCCACAAGCCTACTATCATGGACAAAGATTGTACCAAAGTTTATTTAGAAAAATGATAAACTATACTAAAGGGTCCAAAAATGAGCGATAAAGAAAATGAACCAAAGCCAGAAGATGATGAAGACGATGATAAAGTTGCAGAACGTGGATATGATTAATGTCTTATTTTGTTGAATTAGATCTTAAACAGTATAACTTTCAAGCAGATTTAGATTGGATGTTTGAAGATGGAAAAATATGGTGGACGATGGATCAAATCTGCATTAATGCACCAGCCAGAACAGTTTTACATAGCGATAGAGCTAAACTAAGAGCCCCTGATCCAGAACATCATATGGATTTTGCATTTGGAGTAGGCAGTTTGACTGTGGATTGGCGGCAGGTTAGTACCACACCTGTAAAAGACAAAGGCGGATACGAAATGGTAGATAAATTATCAGCACCTCCTAGAGTGCCGCCTTTAAAAGAAGAAGAATTTGATACATTATGCTCAGTATTTCGTGGAACAGATTTTGAACTAGCATACAATGAATTGAATGAAAGGTATAATCTTGGAAGAGTACGTCTTATGATGATGCAACCAAGAAGATGTTTAAGTTGGCATTATGATTATGAAAATAGAATACACTATCCAATAAAAACACAAAAAGGAAATTTTATGGTAATTGAAGATGAAGTAAAACATCTTGAACAAGATCAATGGTATCTTACTAAAACAGGTTACAACAATCATACTGCTTTTAATGGCAGTAGTGAAAGTAGAACGCATCTTGTAGCAAATCTATTAGGAGAGAAATAAATGGCTTTTGAATGGCACCGAATGCATAAACACGAAGAACAAATTGAAAATGATATCTATGACAGAGTTTGCACACAAGTTTGCGAACACTATGAAATAGAAGATGTAAGTGAACTTACCAAAGAACAGATTGCAGAAATAGAGCATTTTGTTGAAGAATACATTAGCGAATATAGTCCAATACGCAGTGGATTCAGTGATTTATTTGATAACCTAGAGATCTAGTATGAACGTAGCAATTTTTGGTTGCGGGTATGTTGGTGGTACTGTCGCTGACTGGTTAGAATCCCATTCTCACAACGTATATAGAATTGATCCAAAACTGCATCCAATGACAGATAAAGATGATGCATTGTTGAAATGTACACATGTTATTATTGCAGTTCCGACACCAATGATGGATGACGGCACCTGTGATGATAGTGCAGTAGTAGATATTCTCAAAGATCCATGCATGGATTATAGGCACAAGATATTATTAAAAAGCACAGTAACTCCAGATTTGATAAGCAAATATCCAGTTCAAGTATGTGTGAGTCCAGAATTTTTGCGAGCAAGACACGCCAAGGAGGACTTTGAAAACAGTGAAGTTTTGGTGCTAGGACATCATTCAAATAATTCAACAGATGCAGACGAATGGATAGAATTGTTTGCACCATTGAACTGTCCTATTACCAAGTGTAGTAGAGAAACTGCTTCGCTTATCAAGTATACACACAATTCTTGGCTGGCTACAAAAGTTGCATTCTTCCACAAGCTATTCAAAGAAAGCAGAAACATTAAAAATGTCAACTACAATGATCTTAGCATGACACTTTCAAGAATGAAGAACATTGGGCCTAGTCATATGATAGTTCCAAACGAAGAAGGCGGATTGGGCTACACAGGACATTGTTTTCCTAAAGATATTGAAGCATTGACAAATTATATAAATCATAGTATACTAGAAGAAGTAAAAGCAACAAATAAACAATTAAATAAGGATAGAGTGTAATGGAACCAAAAGATCCAAGTGTAAAACATTTTCGCATAAGCATGGTAAAAAGTGCTGTAAGAATGGCAGGCTTTGTTGCATTGTGTACAGGCAATTTATTGACAGCAGGACTAATACTGATTGGTGCTGAACTGTTAGGTATATGGGAAGAACTGTAATGATAGCAAAAAATAATATACTACAACATGAAAATGGTAATAGTTTTGCTTTCCAAATATTACGAAGTAAAAATATTGCAAATGTTGATTGGTATATGAATGATAAATTGACACATCAATACAAAGATATTACAATAGAACATGCAAATAATTTATGGACAACTGCAATCAAAACAGGTTATGAGGTAGCTTTCTAATGAAAAGAAGTATATTAAAAGATATGTGGATAGCATTTAGAAAAGATGATCGTCCACATTGGGAAGTAATGGCAGATGATGGAATGAATAAATTTTTAAAATTTTGTATATTCTGTGTATTTGCATTTTTCTCATATCATTTTATAGTTGCATGTATAGATAGGTTTTTTGGATGAAACTAAGATACAGTGAAGCATTTTACAGTGTGCAAGGCGAAGGCAAGTTTGTAGGAGTACCAAGTGTATTCTTACGTACATTTGGTTGTAACTTTCGCTGTATGAATTTTGGTTTGAACAGAAACGAACCAATGCGTGACGTAAAACAAAAAGCTGGAATCAAACACAATCAAGAAGTACAAGGATTATTGGACAACAAAATACACGAAACTACAAAAGTATTTGAAGACTTGCCTATCATACACACAGGCTGTGATACGTATGCAAGTATCTATCCTGAATTTAAACATTTTAATATGCTTAAAGAAGTAGATGAAGTAGTAGAACATTTAGTAAGTCTTTTGCCAGAGGGCAAATGGACATGCGATAATGGCCAGGACATACACTTAATAATGACTGGCGGTGAACCGTTGTTGGCGTGGCAACGACTGTACATTGAATTATTTGAACATCCACGTATGCAGGATTTAAAAAATGTCACATTTGAAACAAACAGTACACAATTACTACATGATAATTTCCGAGACTATCTCAACAACCACGACAGAATTACTTGGACATTTTCATGCTCGCCTAAACTATCCGTTAGCGGAGAACCTTGGGATACTGCTATCAAGCCTAATGTTGTTGCTGATTACAATGATATACAAAACAGTGATCTTTATCTCAAATTTGTTGTTGCTGATCGTACAGATATTGATGAGGCTGGCAGAGCTGTCGATGAATATCGCCAAGCAGGCATTGAATGTCCTGTATATCTTATGCCATTGGGTGGTAGGTCTGAAGAGTACAACCTCAACGTTAAAGAAGTGGCAGAAATATGTATGGAAAAAGGTTGGCGGTTTACGCCCAGATTACACATCAGCCTCTTTGGAAATGCCTGGGGTACGTGATAACAATCAATTAAAAAAGGCAATGAAAGCCGAGATCAATATAGAAGAAATTAGAAAAAGAGGATTTTAAATGTTTAAAAATTTAGTAGCAAAGATACCAGAATTTTGTTTGAGTCACTGGCTTTTAAGACTACCAGTGTCTATTGTTTTTATTCAACAAGGTTTGGACAAAATACCTGTTGATGTAGAAACTGCTGAATCATTTGGATTAACATATTTGGTTTGGTGGGTAGTTGCTTACGGTGAACTAGGCGCCGGTATTGGATTGCTAGTAGGTGGCTTGTTAGCCAGCTGGGAAAAGTTATATGAATACGGAGATATCATAACACGATTTTCTGGTATTACTATAGCAAGTATCATGACAGGTGTGATATGGATTGGAGAACCTGAAAGTTTTTGGGACGTGGTTTGGTATGATAACTTGCATGTATTTTTATGGGTAGGTGGAATGTATTTTGCACTTAGAGGCAACAGGACGTGAATGACAAGGTTGTACACAAAGCCAGCATTGAAATACTTTGGCACTTCAACTGTGGTGCTTGCAGTAATTGGTGGAGTTATGCAACCATTGAAGGATACGAACCTACAAAAATGAAATGTCCACACTGCGGACAAGAAGGAGAAATAGCCGTTGAAGATAGTAGATGATGTAAAAAAGTATTTTACAAAACGCAAAAGCACAAAAGACAAAAAGGTAGCTGATGAAATAAAAGCACCTTACATTAAAGTTATTAAAATTGGCTTTCAAGATGATGATCCAACAAAAGGTTTTTTTGAATTAGATTGGAACGATCTGTTTGTGCAACAATTACGTGATGCAGGCTATAGCGGTCAAACTCCAGAAGATGTTGTAAATCTTTGGTTCAATGATCTTTGTAGAAGTGTAGCATTTGAACAAGAAAACTCCTGATTGGACCTACATAGTATTACCAAGACTGTGTGTATTTTTTGGTGCTGGTTGCGGAGGCAACTTTCTAGTAAACTTGCTGAAACAAAAGCACAAATTAAACACTGAAATAGACATTAATATCCCAGCAAATGAATACTATACACATGGCGATGATAATATTGGTTGTTGTCATCTTAATCTAGTGTGGAGCTCAGCAGATAATCCTAACGGTAAATGGCTTGGCGGATGGGTTCCAAGTAGATGGAAACAATGGTTACAAATTGCAAAAAGATGTCAAACTAAATTTATAGTAATCAATAGCAGTGATCCTTACTATACTATGAACCTAAGCAGTGTCAAATATTTGTTGAAAAATAATTTACAGGTTAAAAACTTTCCAAGAGATATTCAATATTATAAATGGCACAAAAGATACAAATGGGCTTACGATTCTTTTTGCAAAAACAATATACCAGCTCAGTATTTTGAATATGAAGATCTATTCTACAACAATACCAAACACTGTTTAAAACAAATACTTGACGTCAATGATGTTGAAAGCTATGTACAACAAATAGAAGATTACAACAGAAAAAATAAAGATATCATGAACCAATACTGCAAAGGCTTAAATTTTGAAAAAGAGAGAAAACCATTGACAATCAATACTAATTCTCGTACTATACATATATGACACATATTCTAGTAGACACCGCAAATATGTTTTTTCGTGCAAGACACGTTGTACGTGGAGACAGCATTGATACCAAAATTGGTATGGCAATGCACATCATGTTCAACAGTATTAACAAAGCATGGAAAGACTTTGATGGCTCGCATGTGGTGTTTTGCTTGGAAGGACGCAGTTGGCGAAAAGATGTGTATGAGCCTTACAAACGAAATCGCAAAGTAACAGCTGATGCTAGAACTCCAAAAGAAAAAGAAGAAGATGAAGCTTTTTGGAAAGCATTTGATGAACTATATGAATATTTAGAAAAGAAAAGCAACTGCACAATACTTCAGCATCAACAGTGTGAAGCTGATGATTTTATTGCACGTTGGATACAAAATCATCCAAAAGACAAGCATGTTATTATCAGTTCAGACAGTGACTTCTATCAATTGATTTCTGAAAATGTGTCACAGTACAACGGAATCATGAATCAACACATCACAGTAGATGGTGTGTTTAATGATAAAAACCAACCTGTTATAGACAAGAAAACAGGAGAACAAAAACAAATAGGTGATCCACAATATCTACTCTTTGAAAAATGTATAAGAGGTGATTCTTCTGACAACATTTTTAGTGCTTTTCCAGGAGCTAGAAAGAAAGGTACTAAAAACAAGATCGGTATGTTAGAAGCCTATGCAGATAGAACCAACAAAGGCTTTACTTGGAATAATTTTATGCTACAACGTTGGGTGGATCATGAAAACGTAGAACACAGAGTTCTTGAAGATTATCATAGAAACAAAACACTGATTGATCTTACTGCACAGCCAGATGATATTAAAGCCGTACTAGATGAGACAATCACAAACAAGGTAAATACTGTACCCAAGGGACAGATTGGGCTACACTTTTTGCGTTTTTGTGGCAAATGGGATCTACAACGTTTGAGCGACAAAGCCTCCGATCACAGCAAATATTTAGGTGCATCATACTAAAGGAGAGTAGACATGCGTATGACGATTATCGTACTGTTGGCCACGTTGTGGAGTGCGACAGCAAAAGCTGAAGAACAGCCACTATTTCCAATACCTGGACCACAAGTGAACATGTATCTTGCAGTAAATGGTTACTGCAAACCAGAAAATTTTGGCTTCAATGCCGCCAGAGAATTAAAACAAGAACCATTATTCTACGGACAGTTTTTGATCAATATGGGTCCACACCCAAGTCAAAGTCAACCTGTTTGGACACAACTATGGTCCATGGTAAATCAAGACACAGGACAATTTAGCATTTTTGTAAGAATGCCAGATGGTATGATGTGTCTATTGGGTTCAGGTGGAAATTTTGCACCATACACAGGGCCTTCGTTACAGGATTTAGGCAAGAAATAATTAAACACCACTAAAACTCGCCATCATCGATAAATACTGTTATAATACAGGAAACGACAATGGCGAGACCTAAACCAGAATTAATACTCGAACACGTAGACAAAAAAACTTTTAAAAGTGAACAGATACTAAAAGCAACTGCCATATACGCAGTTTACTATCAAGGACAACCTATCAATCTGCGTGTCAGCAACTATGCCGCAGATTATCCAGGACCTAAATATAAAAAGGTCAGTTTCAGCAATAGTGGTCATGCTTTTAATCTAGCGGAGAGACTAAACAAGAAGTTTAACACAAAAGAATTCACAGTACTAAAGTTAATAGATGGACAAACAATCCAGGAAACAGATATTACGTGAAAAACTTCTAGCTGAAGTACAAACACTAGACGACAATAACAAACCAAATCCCAACAAATTTTTTTATGGTAAAAGTCTAAGACTTAAAAGTCACGGCTTGATGAATCTTGAAGCATTGTATAATAGCTATGAATTCAACGTTGAACAGGACTGGACCAAACGTGCAGGAACACTTATACGTTTGGATCGAGCTATGAATTGGCCTTACTATATTTCAAAAAAACATTTGATATTGTTTGAAGAAGAAGCAAGTGCTTGGCTCAAAATGTACGGTGATGCAGATACCTGGTTAAATATCTTCAGTGAATAGCCATGTTACCTGTACAGTTTGAAATAGAATTAACAACAAAATGCAATGCTAGATGTCCAGGCTGTAGTAGAACAGTTGATGGTGAAACACATCCTAATCTAAGAATTACAGAAATAAATTTTGATGAATTTGAGAATATTTTTCCTCCAATCTTTGTACGGCAAAGGCATTTTGGATTCAGTGGTGTATTTGGTGATCCATGCATGGCAAAAGACCTATTACCCATCTGTGAATATCTACTACAACATGGTGCTGAAAGAGTGTATGTTGATACCAATGGAGGAATGCAAACACAGGCTTTTTGGAGCAGTCTAAGTAATATAAGTGCATTCTATGATAAAAAACTTACAGTAAATTTCAATGTAGATGGATATGAATCAACAAATCATATCTATAGAGTAAACGTAAATTGGAACAAACTAGTAGATAATATGCGAGCTTATAGCAGTGGTAGTGGAAGAGCTGTTTGGCAGTACATTGAATTTGATCATAATTCAGCTGACGTAGAAGATGCCAAACAACTATCAAAACAGCTAGGATTTTATTTTCAGCTTCGCAAATCAACTAGAAATATTACACCTTGGATTTCAACTGTAAAAACAAAAAACAAAACTTCAACTCATAAAATAACCACAACTAAACAACATTCCCAGGCAAAAGAACAGATAAAAATTATAGATCAAATCAAAAATCTACAAACAGTCAGATTTGATGATGTAAATTGTAGATTGATACATCAACGTCATGCTTACATCAGTCATGACCAAAAATTATGGCCATGTTGTTGGTATGGTGATATGTACAGTAACAATGTTCTAGAAACTGAAGGCTACAATAAGTTAAGAGAGCTTGAACAAATTTATGGTGTTGATTGGAACTGTTTGAAGAATAATTCAATTGACAAAATAGTTGAACATAATTATTATAAACAAGTGCTACAACAAAGTTGGGATCCTAGCCACAATCTACACATCAATAAATGTATTATACACTGTGGCGGACATGGAACAAGAAGGAACACAGAATATGCAACAGCCACCTCATAATCCAAAATACAATATGGTAGCAGGTGATTGGGCTAACACGCCAAACAATTGGTTCAATGAAAAACCTATACTTGGTGACTGGACAGTAAATCGGAATCCGGATAACAATAAATGTCAGCCTTCAACTGTAACTGTGGAATATGAACTTGGAACTATAACATATAAAAACAACAATCTTGGCTATAGAGGTGCTGATTTTACCGGCAATGGTGGAGTAATAGGCGACAGTTTTGTTTATGGAACAGGCGTAAAAAATCCTTTTGCACAACAACTTAACATTGACAATTTAGGTGCACCAGCTAGTAGCAATGATGAAATAACCAAAACTGCAATACAATATATCAACAATTTTAAACCACCATTTGTAATTGTATGTTGGACCTTTGCACATCGCAGAGAATGGGTCGATGAAAATTTTGATACTGTAAAGATATTTAGACGTGCAGATTGGCATAATAATTCTAGTATTAAACCAACTGATGTAGAACTTGCATTTGCTGAAATATCCAATAATGGATATAACTACTATACATGGCTCAAAAATAAAATGTTGTTAGAGCTTTTTTGTGATAAAAATTTTGTTCAATTAATACAAGTACACAACAATATTATATGGCGTGAAAACATTGAATATGATCTAGGTCTTGCAGTGGATAATCTACACCCAGGACAGGGCTGGCACGATGCAATGACAAAATATTTAAAAGAAAAATTAAAAAAAGATGCATAAAGAGGTTGACCATTTAAGCAAGATGTCATACTATAATAGTGTAGGTAGAAAAAATAGGAGTTGAATATGCCAGCAACAATGATAGAAGATCGCAGAACAGTAAACACTGTACAGTTGAAAAAGCAGGTTTTACGTGCTTTTAAACTGAAAAGACCACTGTTTATATGGGGTGGACCAGGTATTGGTAAATCTAACCTTATTGAGCAGATTGTTGATAGTGGCGATCTTGGCAAAGCATGTATGTTTGACATGCGATTAGGTTTGGTTGAGCCCACAGATATTCGTGGTGTTCCCTACTACAACAAAGAAACTGGAAAGATGGATTGGGCTGATCCAGTTGATCTTCCTAGTGAAGAAGTTGCTAAACAGTATGATACTATCGTATTGTTCCTAGATGAATTCAATCAGGCTGTACCAGCAGTACAGGCCGCAAGTTATCAGCTAGTTCTTAACAGACGTGTTGGACAGTACAAACTGCCTGACAATGTTGTTGTTATCGCGGCCGGTAACAGAGAAACTGACAAAGGTGTTTCTTACAGAATGCCAAAGCCGTTGGAGAATCGTTTTGGACACTTTGAATTGAAGTGTGAATTTGGTCCATGGTTGGATTGGGCTGTGAACAGATCAGTTCCTATTCATTCTGATGTAGTTGGTTATCTTACTTGTCACAAGCAAGACTTGTATAACTTTGATCCAACTTCAAGTTCACGAGGCTTTGCTACTCCTAGAACTTGGGAGTTTGTAAGTGACAATCTTGAAGGTATTGAAGATACTGACTTTTCAGACA